CTGATGTGCAGAACCATTGCGTCGGCGCCGTAACGACCCGCCATCACATCACCGATGCGGCTGGGGTCGTCGACCAGGTAGAAGTTCTGGTTGTTCTTCAGCGTCGCGCTGAGATTCTTTGCGGGCTCCTGCAGGCGCGAAGCAGCCAAGCCCGGAGCGGGCATGGCCGGAGCAGGAGTCCCCATCAGGCCGCCCGTAGCGTGGCGGACCGGGTTCGCCCAGGCGCTCAGGGCAGCCATGCCATACCGGTTGAACTGCTCCAGAAACGCGAGTGCGCCGGGCTGCCTCACCACGGCGGCACGGGTCATGAACTCGTCGTTGGAGGCCAGGATCGGGATGCTGTCGCTGGTGCCGGTGCCTGGTCCTTGGATACGCCCGCCATCGGCGAAGCCACCTCCGAAATACGCACTGGCGGCACTCATGCCCAGTTGCAACCAGCCACCACCACCGCCAGTGCCGCCAGCAGCACCGCCACCGAATAGGCTGCTGAACAGGTTGCCGAACAAACTGGCACCCTGACCAAACACTCCAGCCAGCGCGCTCGCCAGAGTGCCACCGCCCGACGTGGTTGCTTCGCTGATCGCGCTGCCCATTGCGGCTGCGCCTTCGGTCGACGCGGCAGCAATAGCAGCCGCTGGACCGGCTTGTCCGGCTGCAGAGGCTGCGCCGCCCAGCACCTGGCCACCGTTCGCTGCCGCTAGCGATGCGGCTGCAGCCTGAATCGCCGCGGCGCCGGTCACGAGAGTGCCTCCCGCGGTTGCCAGGGCGCCGGCCGATGCCGAGACCGCCGAGGCACCTACGGCCAGGTCTTTGCTGCCAGCGTCTTTGGTCTCGCCGAGTCCGAAGCTACTGAGCAACGATGCTCCGAGCTGCCTGGTCGCCATACGAGCGGAGTCGGCCGCGAGCGTACGGAGAAAGTCATCCAGGCTGGCCTTACCCGTTGTTACGGCGGAAACGACGCTGTTCTCCAGGCCAGACATCGCGTTGCTGAACAGGTCGTAGGTCTGGCCCGCGACGTTCCTGGCCGAGTCGAGATAGTCGGCGAACGCCGAGCGGGCACCGTTGGTCCAGTCTGCCTGCGCGACCTGCAAGGCCGCGTAGTTGCGTTGGAGCTGCTCGGTCATCGCCGCGTGGTTCGCCTGCAGCTTCTGCAGCTTGTCGTTGTACTCGTCGAGGCTCATGCCACGCGAGCCGTCGCCGTACTGGCTCGCCAGGTCCAGGCGCTGCTGTGCGAATCGGTCGTCAAGGCTGCCACGCTGATCGAACAAGCGGCGCTGTTGCGCGCCCATGCCCACGGCAGCGGCGGCACGTTGACCCTGGAGGGCCAGCGCATCCTGTTGTTGCTGGAGCGCATCGCTGTAGGCCTTGACTGCCTGGGCCTGTTTCTTCTGGCGCTCCTGTTCGTTGAGCTGGAGGACTTCCAGGTCGGCGTCTGCCTTCTTCTGCGCCTTGACCATGTTGTTCCTGGCCTCGGCGATCTTCTGGTCCAGGCTGATGCGCTGGGCCGCCGTGGTGGAACTTTTGTCGCGCAGCGCCTCCAGCGCCTGGATTTCCCCCTCATAGGCTGCGGTGACCTGGTCCTTGTTCTGGCTGATCAGTTCGCCGCGCTGCGCGACATAGTCCGCATAGCTCAGCAGGCCGGCGCGCTGCTGCGCCTGGAGCTTCTGCTCGGCGTTCCTGTAGTCGGCCTGCAACTGGTCCAGCTGGTTCTTCGCTTCGGTGACGGTGGACTGATCGAGTGGAGTACTCGGCCCCTTCGGAGTCTTCGGGTCTTTGTACTTCTGATCAATGGCCTTGCGAGCAGCGGCGATGTTTTCCGGCCGCAGGCGCTCGTCGTTCGGGTTCGTGGCTTGAATCGCGGCGATGCTGCGATCCAATTCCCGGTTCAACTTGTCCCGTTTCTCTTTATTGGTGCGAACAGTCTCCAGCAGCCGGTCCATACTCTGCTGACCGCGCGTGGCTTCACTATCCAAATAAGCCTTGAGCCGCGCCGCCTGGGCTTTCTCGCCTTCATCTTGAATTTCCTGAAGGGCATCGGTGAATTGCTTCCCGCGTTCCTCGTCCGACATTGAGTTGCGCTGGAAAGCCTTGCGCACCTCGTTGAGCCAGCCGAGCGGCCCGAAAACTGCGGCACTGGCAGCTGCCTGGCCTGGCTTGAACGCCGGACCGCTCAGTTGCTCCAGACGCTCTTCAGGCGTTTCCGTGCGGCCCACGCCGAGCATCTCGTCCCATGCACCTTTTGCGATGTCGCCAACAGTCCTCCACGCGCGCTCCATCGTGCCCAGGTTCTCGACGATCTGATTCGCCCGCTCGTCCATAGCCTGGCTATAGGCGTCCATGGCGAACTGGGCAGCACCCAGCGTGTCCCCCTGCCTCTCCAGGGCAGTGATCTGCTCGTACACCGAGGCCGTCAGGTAGTGATAGCGGTCATTGAGCTGCTGCGACGCCTTGACCGGATCATCGGCCAGCTTGGAGAACTCGGCCACGGTTTCAGAAACGGCCTTACCAGTCGCCTCCTGCATAGCAATCGCAGTGGTTCCGACCTGTTCGATCTGCTCGACCGTGAACTTACCTGTGGAAGTGATCTCCGACAGCGCGGCCACAGCTTCGTACCGTGTACCGTTCACTTTGGCAAGCGATGCGGCCATCGCTGCCAGCTGCCCAGCGCTGGTGCCGGCATAGTTGCCGGTCAGGATGATTGATTCGTTGAGTTCGCTGGCTTCGTCGCTGCCTTTCTTGTAGGCATAGGCCAATGCGACAGCCGCCGCTGCGGCCGCCGCTGCAACGATGGCAAATGCGCCGCCAGCACTCCCCAGCCCTGAAAGCGCTCCCTTGGCGTTTTCCGCCGCTTCAGCCGTGGTGTTTGCCGTATCGGCCATGTCGGTGAAGCCGTCGCTGACATTGTCGGCCCCATCGGCAACCGCCGATTGCTCCTTTGCAACGGCCGCAAGGCCTTCGCCCACGGCAAGAATGCCGCCAGCATTTACGGAACTGGTCAGGCCGAAGAACGACTTGATCTTTTCACCGAGCGCCCTGAAGGTTTCCCCGACGCCACCGAAACTATCGGTGATCTGGCCGCCCTGCTGGATAGCGACCATCCAGACCGGCATGCCGCTGGCCAGACTGGTAACAACGTCAGTGATCTGTGCCGGCAACTGCCGCATCGCCTGCTTGTACTGCCCCGCGGACAGTCCGGCGACTTTCATCGCATCAGACGTTCCGAGCAGCCGTTCACGTTGTTCCTGGAGCCGCGCGCTGTAGGTCGCAAAGCCCTCGGGATCAATCAGTTGGGAGTTCCTGGCCTGCCCCAGGCGTTTTTCCAGGTTGTCGAGCTTCTCCAGCTCACGCGTAACCGGATCGATCGCTCCCAGCAACTTGGCCAGCTCCGACTGCTGCTTGTCGAACTCGGCCGAGGCCTTGGCGGCGGCTTCGGCGGCTCGCTGCTCGGTCGCGATCTGCTGCTGCCTGGCACGCTCGGCGTTGTGGTAGGCGTTCATCGACGCCGATTGGGCGCGGGCGCTCTCCTGCCAACCGGCAGTTGCGGCGCGGGTTGAGGTGTTGAGCTTGTCGGAACTGCTAGCCAGGGCGTCGAACGCGGCCTGCTGCTGAAGGCTGGCCGCCACCATGGCCTTGAGCCGTGCCGCCTGTTGATCGGCGCTCTCGCCGATCGCACTCAGCTGACTGCTGGTGGCGGTGGCACTGATACCGATCTGCTCGACCTGGCTGTTGATGTTGTCCAGGGCCTGGGCGCCCTGATTCCCGTCAGCGCGGATGCGTAGTGCCAGATCAAGTTCTTTGCCCGTTGCCATGTCGAGTCACGTCAGAAAGGAGTGGCTCGCATGGTTACGCGCGCGCGCGAACGGGTCTTTGTGGCAAGCAAAAAAAACGCCCCGAACTAGGTCCGAAGCGTCTTGAGGTGTTCCTTGACGACGTTGCCCCCGGCAAACGCCAGGTTGGTGTCGATGACCTGGTTAGCCCGGTGGTGGGACAGTCGCCGCTGCTCGGCATCGTAGAGCAGCAGGATCTGCCGCTCGGTCATTCGACCGATGGTGGCTGGGGTTCCGTATCCTCCGGCGATGAGGCAGGCATAGATGTCTGCCCAGCGGCCTTCCTGGCCTCTTCGGCGCCCCGTTCGGTTTGAATTCGGTCCACCACCGCCCCGATAAAGAAAGGGCCGTTCACCAACCACCAGACGTACAGCAGGAAGTTTCCATCCCGGTGCGGCAAACCTTTCACCCATTCTTCGTCGACGTCGGCCGCCACTGCCATCAGGTGCGGGATGAGATCCGAGTGCTGGCCGAGCACCACCAGGATCTGCTCCAGGTCGGGAAGCACAGGCCCTTGGCTGATGGCATACAGGTCATCGAGCAACGGCTGGATCATGGGGCGTAGCCGCAGCCCTTCGACGAATCCGTACTCGCGCACGGTCAGTGTGCGGCCGGCGACCTCGATCTCGCGTTCGGGGTGCAGGATCTGCAGATCATCTGCCCCTTGCGCAGCAGCGGGGCCGGGCTTGGCCTTACGTTCTACCTTGCGCCCCATGTCAGGCGCCCTTCTGCACGATGCGACCGAAACCGCCCAAGTTGGCGTCGGCAGCGTTCAAGGTGTCGTACAGCACGCTGCCCGTGAGCTGGAAGTTGCCGTACTCGTCGTTGATGAGTGCCAGGTCACCGACCGGGTCGAACTTGCAGCGGTACAGGGTCACGATCACCGGTTCCTGATTCTCGGTGTTGATGCCGTCCAGCAGGATGTAGCGCTCCGGCGGTGGTGAGGTGAACATGGTGTAACCGGTGGCGACCTCGGAGGCATACGCGGCCTTGAACGGCTGGGTCTTGCCGGTGACATTCAGCAGCTCGATCAAGCCAGCCGTTGGAGATTCGATACGGTAGTCCGTACCCAAGACCAGCTCCGCAGGCGTGGTGGCACTGTCGGTGAGGACCACCGAGGAGACGAACTGACGGTCCAGCTTCACGAAGTCGCCGGCCTTCAGATCGCCCTCGAGGACTTCACCGGTCACCGTGTCGGCAGGCAGCTCGATCTGCGAGGCCCAGATCGCCGCAGCGATGTTCTTCGGCAGCCACTCGTCGTAGGTGATGTTGACGGTGGCGGTCTTGCCGCGCTGCAAGCGGCCATATTGCAGGCGGTTGCCCGAGAACGATTCCGTCGTGTTCGTACTTTCGGTGGCCATCTGCAGGGTCAAGACCGGTACGTTTCCGGCCCACACAGGGCGGCTCAGCTTGCCGTTGGGCAGGCGCTCGCCGGCCCAGACCCGACCCTGGAAGGAAAACAGCGACATGATTTACTCCTTGGCGGCGGGAGCCGCATCCTGGGTTTCGACCGTGATCTTCTGGTGCTGCACCAGGAAGGCCTTGTCGAGGGTGTTGACGTAGATTTCGGCGCCGGCCGGGTATTTCGTGCCAGCGTGCGTGTGATGAGCGGTGAGTGTCACCTTCTCCTCCTTCGGCACTGGGACGACGGGGGCGTCCTGTTTCTTGACGGGTGTGCTCATGAGGTTCTCCCGATGGCGTGTTGGGTCTGATAGAGGTCGGTCCAGATCAAAACGGACGTGTCGTAGTCCACGGGTTGCCCCTGGATGAGTTGGCAGTCACGGGCTCCCGCCAGACCAGGCGGCACCCAGCCGATCAGGGCATCCCGCACCTGTCCCAGTACCGGGCGCAGATCGTCCATCGCGTTCTTGCCCTTGTTGTCCCGGTAGTTGCGGGTTGCGACCACAACACCGAATCGCACCTGGACCATCTGCCGGGTCGCTGCGCCGGGTGCTCCGGACGAGCGCGGCATCGGCGTTTCCTCAGCGAGGATCACGTAGGCGGTCGGTGTCCGGAAGTCGCGGACCGCCTTGATGGCAGCAAAGTCCGCCGCACCGCCGACACTCTCCAAGACAGCTACCTGATCCTTCAGGCGCTCGATGATCAGGTTGTGATCGAATGGAGCGCTGGACATGTCAGAAGTCCTTCAACTGATCGAGGCTGAAAGTTCGGCCCGGAGTCACCACCTGGGGAGCCCCGCTGGTGGAGTTGGCCACCGGGTCGTCCTGCCCCAGGGAGAACTTGCCCTCGGCGGTGAGCTGCAGAAATTTCAGGGCGTCCCGGTAGTCCCGAACGATCGGGTCTTTCTCCGCGCCTTCACCCAACCGGTCCTTATGCAACAGGTAGCGAGTGATCGCCCGGTGCCAGCCGACCACGATGCCAAAGCGCTGTTGCAGCGGCAGGTAACCACGCTGCTGCAGGAAACCGTCGATGAAGGACTGGGCATCGCTCACCGCACTGTCGATGACCTCTACAGCAGCGTTGCCGACCTCGATCTCCTCCGGCGTCCACTGGTCCACCGGCAAGCCGCGCAGCAAGGCATCGAGCAGCTCGGTCTGGACCACGCGGTACTGCTGAGGCGTCGCGACCTGGGACAATTCGTCCGCCCCAGGCCGTTCGGCCAGCTCCGGCAACGTGATGTACACAGCCACCTCAGCAGCCCTCGGGCTGAGCGATGGCGCGTACCAGAGCCATGACACCCGTCTGGATGTCAGTCTTGGCGATCGAAGCCCAGCGGCGGGGTTCTGCCTTCAGGAAGCGGCTGAACTCCTCCGTTGGCCCCTCGACAGCCAAGGTGCACTGGCACTTCACCAGGTGGGCAGAGACTTCACGCTGAAGCTCCAGCAGCTCAGCCCCCTTGGCCTTGACGCGGTTCATCAGGTCGATGTCTTCCTGAGTCAACTCGCGATAGCCGCTGATTTTGCGATGTTGGTTGTCCATTACTGCATCTCCGACCTGACCGCACCAAGCGACAGCAACTGAGCAGCCTGGGTGCTATCCAGGTAGATCGGATCACCATGGGTATACGTCTCCCCGTCATGATCCAGACGCTCGCGCTGCACGATGAAGCGGTCCTTGAGGCCGGCGGCCAGATCCACCCCGATAGTCCGGCCCAGCTCGCCGCCGCGCGACTGAATCGCCAGTTCGTAGCAGGCTGCAGCCAGCGCTTCGAGATCCTCCTGGGCCAGATCTTCCAGATAGGCCAGCGAACCGTCGCTGAGCAGCACCTGGTAGCGCGCGTCATCGTCGGCGATCCGCAAAGGCGATTTCTCCGCTTCGGGACTGGCCACTTCATCGCCGGCCGGCACGAGCACCTTCTGCGCCTGAATGGCAGCGACGAGCTGCTCGATCGCCAGCGTGGCGGCGTCTTGGATCTCCAGGTCGGTACCGATCTGCCGCAGTTCCGCTTCCGGCAGTTCGGCGAGCGGAATAACAGTGCCGTCCTGGTGTTGAACGCCGGCCAGTTGGCCGTCGATCAGGTTCTCTTCCGCCGGCGGCTGTGCGCCGGTAGTGGCAGGTGCGGCAGGTGCAGCCGCTTTGTCCTTGTCGTTACTGGGTTTGCGGGCCATGAACACAGACTCCGAGGGGCGGCCAGAGCGGCCGCCCAGTTGAGGGTTAAGCCGCGACGGCGTTCT